CACAATGTCTAACGGGCTTGTTCTGTCTTTTGAGAACTTGCTGGTGCCGAACAATTCTCTACCATATCTTGCACTTAGTGTGCCGCCAAGGTCAAAAGACATAGGCATTACGTCCGGCATAGCCCCCACATCTTTTTGGAACAGATCAGTATTTATTACCTGATAGGCCAATTCTGCCTGGGCATACCCCACTTCATCCGGGTAGCCAAAAATGGGCGTTGCATATATGTCTACACCCCCGCTTGGGGCCGCTTCGTCATCTATTGATTCTTTTATTTCCACATAAGACCCATCGGCGGCTATATCTTTTACAGTCAGATATGTATCTGTCGAAAGCCCAACTACTTTTATAACCTGATTGTACTCAAGTTCACCATAATATTGTGGGGTATAAAACGCGTCAGCACTTGAAGAGCTATCCAAGAGGGTATTGCTACTTACAGAAATATCCCCATTAGTTACTATTGTGTCTAATTCAGTATCTTGAGTGGCCCAGAAAAAGTTTTGATATTGATACCTGCGCTTTCCTACATAATAAGCCCCACGATAGCTATTTACTATATCTCTGTGAGTAGTGGGCACATATTTCTTGGGATTAACTTGATCCCAAGTATATCTCGGGAAAGCAAGCCGCTGTTCTATTGTAACAGATACTCCCCTATAAGAAAGGGTGTTTAAGGCCAGAGCAGCAAGAGACAAAGCAAATTTCTTTTTATCATCAGTTAAGTCATTCCAGCTATCTGAAGAGGCTATCCTATTATACGACGAAAAATAACTTTCGGCATCAGTGAGAGTAATATAGCTATTTGCTTTATGACTTGCTATGCTTGTTATTAAATCCATTTAACTATCCTTTTCCGTCAAATCTTCAGCCTCAATCAGCACATCAACCATACCGCTTATCTCATCAGCGTAGCACTGTAGCTGTATGTGTCTAAGCGGATCGTTTTGCACACGCTCTGCTTTAACCGCCGCCGCTATTTTCGGCAGCAGGTTTCGAGCTTGACGCATGTATGAGCGGGTTTCGGGTGTCATACCCACAGCCCTTGGATCTCTGTTCTGTTGATTTTCTCAACTAATTGCACATCCCAAAGCGCAAGCCCACCCTTGCAGATAAACCCTGCAACTGCATGATCCCATAGCCGCACATGAGCACAAAACACGCCCCATCCTTTCTTTGCCAACCATCCCCGGAGCAAATCAACATAGTGATTGCAGTCCCGTTTGTTGTGGATATAAGTCATTTTGTGCGCGTTGCTCCTGCGGATTAAAGTTTCAGGATCATCCGGCATAGGCATAATATGCCTCCTATATAAATAGGTACATTACGAAGTTTGTGACTATAGGCACAATAATAGCCAAAAGTAACACTCCCCCCATTAACTTATACCAGTTTTTTTCTATTAGTTTAAACCTTCGGTCGCATTCGCTCCACTGATCAGAACAATGTACAGTTATATTACTATCTTTATTTCTCAATTCGTAAATTGAATTTACAATAAGTAATTGTTGATCATAAAGAATATTTAACTTGGAATCTGTGTCTGCGCGTTCGAAGGTTTCTTTTGTAATTCCGTTTGGCAAGATAACCTCCAATCTATGTTTTAGGGGGCGATTAAGCCCCCATTTAAAGATTATCCTTCAGACAAATCGGCCCAAGTTACAAAAATGTCATCCCCAGCATCAGCCACATAAAAACTTGTGACAGTATCGGCAGCAGTGATTGCCATATAATCTCTACCACTCACAGAGGCAGGAGAAGAAGATGAGGTATTAAAATTAACCGCATCAACAATAGCGTCATCAACACTAACTCCGGTTACAGTAAGTTCCTCACTACCTGTTTCAATAGAGGCGCCCGCGGAAGACGGAGCAGTTTCGTCTTTCAGTTCCTTATCAACACGAATCCACTCTCCGTCACTTGCAACCTCGGTGATGGTAAAAATACGATTGTTTTCAGTTTCATTCCAGCCATACATTTTTATCACATCACCAGCAGACTGCCCGGAAAACGCATCGGCACTGGAACTAGTGTCGATAATTTTGCCTTTTTTAATCTTAATATCGCTGTATCCGTCAACAGTACCGTGCATGGTCTGGGTATTGCCAGCGGATGCTACAATATCCGTGCGGATTTGTTCGGAATAATTTTTCATTGTTTAAGTCTCCTTATATTGATTATAGCCCCTTAATTAAAAGGGGCTCAATTATTTAGACAACTGCCAGATCACTTACTCTAACGGCTGCTTCTGCCTCCTCGATTTCCAGCGCAATCCGCATGGTCAGCACTATGATCAAGACACGAGAACGAATGTCCTTGTCAGTTTCAATCATAATGTCACGCTGCACACCAAAAATCAGGTTTTTGGGGAAAGTAAACAGCATGTCAGTGTCTTCCATGAGAGCCGCAGGCGCAATAGGCACACCAAAGGCGTACACAGTCGGGCGGTTCAGATAGAAGTCATCACCCTTGCCGGTAGCGCGGTCTGCCAACTGATCGCGGTATTCAAACACGTTGTTATAAGACATCATAAACTGCATGGTGTTCAGGTTCCGTAGATACTGTGTAGGCATATTCTGCAAGGCCGTTTTAAACATGGTCTTATCAATAGCCGTATAAGCAGAGCCGTCAACAGTATTACCGGCCAGCGCCAAAGCGCCATTAAACAGAGCAAGATAAGGATCATTAGATGTAGTATCACCCTTAATCAAAAGCTCTTCAAGATCAAGGCTTGCTCGTTGTGCAATAAGATCCATAATGGTGTCCTGAAGATTTTCTTTCTCAATACTATCCTCAAGGGCATCATAAGGCACATGCACTTCGGCAATAACCTCTTCGGCGTCAAGCTGTACCTGATCAAAAGTAGGCCGTGCACGCTCATCGGCCTTCAATGAAGTACCACTGGCAGGGGCTGCACGAAGAATACGGGAACCGAACCCGATTTTATCAATATTCATCTTGGGCTGTCCCATAGAGACAGTCCGTACCTGACTAATGAGGGTCGGTTGGTCAATCAGTTTGCGATAAAAACTGTCACTTTGTTCGGGGTTGAGATACCCGCCATCGCTAATCATCTGGCTAACCGCAAGATCAGCCTTTTCAATAATCCTTCTAGAGTCAGTCATTGTATGTCCTCCTATTATGCGAATGTAATATATCCATTACGTTTACGGGTAGTTTGCTTCTTTACAGGTTCCCCGTGTTCATCAATTTCACTTTTACGCTTTGTAGTGGTGTTTTTAATGTTCTCAAGTTCATCACGAACGCCCTTGATCTCAGTTTCCACTTCTTCTTTAAGCGCAAATTTACCAAGTTCCTCATTCAGCTTGTCATTAAGCTGAGTTTTCATTTCCTCATATTCAGTCCGAAACTCCTCAATTTTTTCTTTAGCTTTTTCATCGGCCTTGGTTTCAATTTCGGTTTTCAGTTCTTCGAGTTTATCTTCCTCTGGTTCAACAGGTTCAGGGGCAAAAAGCTCTTTTAGGGTTTCACCTTGAATCTCAAACTTGGTTGCTACATCTTCAGCCTTAGCATTAGACAAAACGGCCTCGGCATACTTGCGGAAGTTCTCTACCGCATTGAGCACCATAGTCTTGCGCTGTTTATCAGTAGACTCAGGTTGCCGCAAGGTGCCAAAAATTATGTCCATCATGGCAAAAGCCGCATCAGCAAGATTGTCCATAGTGGCGTAATCCACTTCCTTTTCAATCGGCTCTTCCTCAGACTCCTCTTTTAGGTCAGCTACAATGCCGTAAACACCGGCTTCTTTGTCAATAACCGCAACGCTTTTAGTTTCGAGTTCAATCTCTTCATCTTTTACTTGCCCGTAGACATCAAAACCATCAAGGCCCTCGCCTTTTTCCTCAAGTTTATATGTCTCAGACAATTCCTGCATCTTTTCTTCCGAAATATCCTTCGGAATAAGGACGCTGTGAATTACTTTTCTCATATTATTATCTCCTTTAACTTGTCCTTTAATTATTTTAAAAGGCTGTTGGTTAGCCGCATGACCCACAAGTGATACAAACTCAATATCAGGGTCAGTCATGAAAACCACCTCGCCTTCCTTAATAATTGACTTTACTTTAGCCATTATTCATCCTCATTAAGATCAATCCTATGACTATGTGCGACAGCCGAGTCGGTGGCCGTGCCATAGGAAATAGTGTGATTATGTTCTTGTGAAAAATCAGTCTCTCCTTTTACTATCTTGCCTTCAGAATCATAGAGAATCGTAAAATTATGGGTGTGGGGTGGAATTATATCTTTATTCATGTTCTCATAGGTTTCACCTATGATTTGTTTACTTACTTCAAGTAATACTCTCTGGGGGTACTTGGTTACTGTGCCGCCAAAAGAAAAGCCATTTAGTTCCCCTTTCTCCACTTTTTCCCATATATCGTCAGTGCATTTTACAGCGATAACCCAACTGCCCTCTGGAAAATTAGGATCACCCTTTTCCGCCACATAGGATTCAACTACATGACACCCAGATTCTTTCCAGTTGTGATTTATATCAATATTTTTTTCTTTTCGAGTGGCAAGAAAATCCCAAGCGGCCTTTGCCACAGTAGCAGAATCCATTGTCTCACCATCCGTGTCGATATAGCCTGGGGAATAAACAATGCCTTTTACTACTTGATTTTTGGCATCTTTTTTCTGTATTTTTACAAACTTTTTCTCGTTTTCCCACATAGATAAACACACCGCATATGCTTGGTTAGCGTCACTCGCAGTGCCGTCTTCGAGTACAATAGGGATGCATCTCTCGACAAATTCGGCTTGCGTTTCACTAGGTTTCGGTTTAGGCATAGTAGTATCTCCTTCGTACTACCATAAATAACTACACGAAAATATAATGTCAATACATTGGGGTATTTTTAATGGAGGGAACTACATATGGTAGGACATAAAAAAAGCCCATCTTTTTGTGAGCTACCCATAGCTAAAGCATATGGGCTCCCCGTTTCATAGACTCTGTCACGTACCAGACGCCTCACCGGGTTTTTGTTTGTTTTCGGACTGCGCTCCACAACCCGAAATGGTTCTTAAGCCTTGTTTAAGGATATTTTTCGATGCATTTAAGTCACGGTCAAGAACAGTTCCACACTGTGGACAAGTCCATTCTCTATCTTTTAGTTGAAGATTTTGATTAATGAAGTTACAGACATTACATGTTTTGGAGGAAGGAAACCACCTGTCTGTTTTAATAAGGTCTCTTCCGTTCCATTGTGCTTTGTATTCAAGCTGCCTTGTCAATTCATACCAGCTTGCGTCTGCAATAGCCTTGGCCAAACAGTGGTTTTTAATCATATCCTTAACGTTCAAATCCTCGATTATCACAGTTTGGTTTTCACTGATTATCAAGTGCGTTGTTTTGTGGGTGTTGTCCAGCCTTTTGTTTTTGATTGTTTCATGGACAGCAGCCACTTTCTTTCTTTGCTTTAATCTTTTACCAGAGCCTTTTTTCTTTTTTGAAAGTTGTCTCTGTTCATATGTCAATTTCTTTGCATATTTATTTGTCGTCCTGGGATTTTCAAAGACCTTGCCGTCTGAACAAATAGCCAAATCTTTGATACCCAGATCAATACCAATTCTCTTGTCAGAGTTAGGGAATTTTTCATGTTCCACTTCGCATGTAATAGAAGAAAAATATTTACCAGTTGGTGTTCTGGATATTGTTGCGAAAAGAATTGTCCCTGTCATCTCACGATGGAGCTTAACTTTCACTCCTTCTCGGAATTTAGGAAGAAATAATTTGCCATCACGGATATCCACCCCCTGGGGGCATCTAAAAGAATCAATAGACTTATGCTTTGACTTGAACCTTGGAAACATAGCCTGTTTTTTGAAAAACCTGCCGTATGCTGTATCCAGGTCTTTCAAAGACGCTTGTAATGATTGGGAATTTATTTCTTTTAACCACTCAAACTCACTGTCTTTTTTGAGAAGAGTCAATGCTTTTGCGTTGTCATGATAGTTCAAAGACTTCTTGTCTTTCAGGTATGACTCTTTCCTTTTGGCAAGAAAATGATTCCAAACGAAACGGGTTGAACCAAAATGCTTTGCCATTAGTTCAGCCTGAGTTTTATTTGGATATATTCTAAATTTGTATGTCTTGTGAACTTTCATAGTTTAAATATAATACTTTTTTAAAAAAAGTCAATTATTTTTTAAAGCTAAAGCAAAAACTTATATCCCACACCTAAAGGAGTGGGTTTTACGGCCTAAAGGCCAAAACTTATAAAGGTAGGCCTCTTCTACTACTTGGTAACTGTTTTTTTACTTTTTATCTAGTGGTAACTATTTTACTTAAAAAATAATAGTTTTACAAATCACTTATAAACTCATTGTCCTCAAATTCCGGTTCAAAGCCTTCGTCTCCCCTTATTATTGTATCTTCTTCTATGGTCATTTTATTAAAATTTAATTTTACTCTTATTATTGCGCTATCCCCATCCCGGCTTTTTTTAATTTTTAACAGCCTTGTTTGTATTGGTCGCATTGTGTCTCTGTCCTCTGGGTTTTCAAACTCAAGGCTAAAGAAATTCGAAGCCGTGTGCTCGACACTCTGTGTGCCTCGTGTTCCCTCTATTTTACCGGGTTTGGCTCTATTGTACTGGGTAGAAGCCAAGATGGGAATCTGGCTATGAATACTAAAATTCTTGAGTGCAAAGATTACGCTTTCGTCTTCTCTCCATGCGCTATTTGTTCGTATGTTTTTATTAGTTAAGAGATAAAAGCCATCAACACATAAAAAATCTGGCTTGTACTCAGAGCATACAGAAATAATACTATTTACATCAGAGTATATGCCACTTGGCAGTATCTTAAAATAATTACTTTGTTCTTCTCCATTTATAGAAACAGGTTTTCTAATTATTTGCCGTGCTTTTTCTACGGCGTAATATGAAAGTTTGCCTTTTCTTATGTCTGAGTCTCTTAATTGGGTTTGTAGGGCAAGTAATCGTCTTGCAATTTGTTCCTCTGGCATTTCGGGACTGATAAACATTACATT